ATTAGATCGTTTAGCAAAACAGACTACTGGTGCATATACGTCTACTAGCTCTATGAGACGTTCCGCCTCTATTTTAGCAGAAGACTCTAAAGGATTTAGAGAGTTAGGTTCTAAGCAAGGCAGGACTAGATTAATTGTAACTGAAGATACATTAAAACAATTATTAGATCAATTCGGACTTAGCACAGTATCAGAAGAAGAAGCTATACAGATGTATATGGAGTTTTTGTCTAATACTTACGGTCAAAAATACAGAGCGTCGCATTTTGAATTTTATACCCCCTCTGGCGATATACTGCCTGGCGCAAAAATTAGGACGCCTCTTGGGGAATACGTAAAGTCAATGGCAGGCAAGTCTGTAATAGCAATTCGCGGATTAAATTTTTCTCATGAAAATACGCTAAAACATATGGCGGAATTTTTAATGTATGCTAAGCCAAGTAACATTGCTGGTTTAACCTTAAAAGAAGTACAAGAAGCAATTTCACGAATTTATGAGCGAGGACATATAATTGCTACTACTACAGGTAGACAGCAAGTATCTATTGGAAATATATCAGACGAAAATACAGTACTAGATAAAATTGTACAATTAAGCGCTGATCTAGATATTGCTTCGTCTTCTCTTAGTAATCCAAAATACGCAAAAATACTATCGTCAGTTAACAAAGACTTTTCTGGCAATAGAATGTTTATGAATATTGAGTTTCAGCTAATTCGTAATGAAACTGGAACAGGTAACCAGGATAGTGCCGATATTACCCGAGGTTTACGTATTATATCTACGCTGTATAATTTGCTAGATAATATAAAACTATCGTCTAGAGGCTCTTTGTTATCAATTCCTATAGCTACCAATTTAAAAAATGCTGCAAAACAGATGGATAATCTGTTAAAGAAATTAGAAAAGCAAGAAGAATACATTACAAAAGTATTGGCAGGATATATAGAAAACCCTGAAAAATATATACTAGACTTAAAGTCATCAGATACTTTTAAAGAACAGTTAAAAAAACGTATTGTAGCTCCCCTAAAAGGAGTTGCTGCCCCTGTTTTAAAAGTTAGACATAATAATGTACTTGCAGCCAACAGTAATATAATGCCAGCAAAAATAGCGTCTGTAAAAACAGATGTTAAAAAGCTAGTAGCACAAACTAAAAAAGAATTAGAAAACGCTAAGCGACTACAGCATGCAACTGCTGTCAAACCCAAACGTGTAGAATCAAATCAAGTAAATTTAACTAACTTGCAAAATTTGATTAATCAGCACTTACAAAGCGTAGTTTCGGCTAACATGGGCAACGGCACTCAGCGTAGCGTACTAAACTATCGTACCGGCCGATTTGCAGAATCAGTTAAAGTAGAAAGAATGAGTGAAAGCCGTGAAGGTATGATTACCGCTTTTTACTCATATATGAAAAGTCCGTATCAAACTTTTGAGCCTGGATTTCGTCAAGGCACTCCAAAAACACGTGACCCTAAACTGCTGATTGCTAAGTCAATTCGTGAAATTGCAGAAACACGTGTAACAAATAGAATGAGAGCTGTTTCGATATGAGTCGTAGAACATCAATTTTAAAAGCACTAACAGAGAAGCTTAAATTAATAGACGGCAATACGCCTTATCAAATTAACCTTTTCAACAACGCTTATCCTAAGCTAAAGTTTTGGGACGAAGTAAATGACTTTCCTTGTGTATACGCCACTCCTGGAAGTGAAACTCGTGAGTATTTAGGCTCAGACTTTACTTGGGCTTGGCTTGGCGTTTCACTAAAAGTGTACTGCAAAGGCGAAGACGCTCAACAGCAACTAGAGTACTTACTAGAAGACATTGAAGCTGTTGTTCATGATAATCGTGTTTTACAATACGATGCAGAAAAAAATTATGAAACTACCGAGATATTGGTAGTTTCGATAACAACTGACGAAGGGCTATTAGCGCCTTATGCAGTCGGTGAAATTAATTTACAAGTGCGTTATGCGCTTATGTAATCAATCAACGCACAAACATTAATACAGATAAAAGTCTAGTCAAAATGTTTTAGTGTGTCAAATAATCACAAAAAGGAAAGATTATGGCATTAAATTTAGTACGTAACAGTAGAGTATTCTTTACTACAGATGTTAACGCTACCACAGGTGTAGTAGACACTGCTGCTTTAGAAGCAGCAAAAACATTTGAAATTCAAGTTCTAGACGGACTTACTTTTTCACAAAACACCAACCAAGAAACAGTAACCATTAACGAAGCAGGCTCGTCACCAGTTCGTGGACAGCGTAGCTTTAACGTTAGTTTAGCTCCTGTAGACTTTTCAATGAGCACTTATATTCGTCCGCGCAAAACCACAACTACGGGTACGCCTGCACTTGTAACCATTGACGCAGAAGAAAGTGTACTATGGAATGCGCTATCAAGCGTAAGTGGTGACGGTTGGACCGCAGGTGCCATAAGCTCTGAGCTTAAGTTTAACAAATCTAACGCTAACCAGCTTCAAAAGTTTGGTTTAATTATTATCTTAGATAACGTTACTTATGTTATTGATGACTGTGTACTAACACAAGCAACAATTGACTTTGGTATTGACGCTATTTCTACAATTGCATGGACTGGTCAAGGTAAAACTCTTCGTAAGTTAGAATCAAACGGCACAACTAGTTTAGTTGAAGGTGTACCTACGTTTAGTGGTGGTTTAGCTGGTAGTTATACTCCAAAAACTATTGATGCACCTTTTATTGCTAATAAATTGAGTACTGCTACAGTTGCCAAAGGCACAGGTACTGCTTATGAAGTAGCTATTACTGGCGGTTCCATAACTATTAACAACAACGTTACTTATTTAGTACCAGCTAACTTAGCTGTTGTTAACCAACCAGCTACTTATTTCACAGGTACTCGTGCTATTAGCGGTAGCTTAAATGCTTACTTAAAAACAGGCGGTACAACCGACACCGGCGCGCTACTTGCTAGCATGCTGTCAGACACAAGTAACGTTGAGCCTAATTTTAACGTACAGGTTGCAATTGGTGGAAGTACAGGCGCTGTTAAGGTAGAGTTAAGCATGCCTACAACTATGTTGACAATTCCAACAATTGATGTACAACAAGTTGTTTCTACTACAATTAACTTTACTGCTCAAGGTTCTGCAACCGGTAATGCTGGTAGCAGCTATGACATTGACGCTGCAAACGAACTATCTGTTAAGTACTACGCAACTTAATTTAGTGTAGTTTTTACACAAAGGGGTGGCTTGATCACCACCCCTATTTTTCTTTATTAAAATAGGATATAACTCCAAATGACAAATCTATCACTTAAATCTCTTTTAGTACCTTCAAAAAATGTTGACATTGAGTACCCAGGAATGCCTGGATTCAAGATTTCAGTAGCATTTTTATCACGCGAAACACTTGTAGGTATTCGCAAGAAAGCTACAAAAACAGCTTTTAAAAATCGTCAACCAGTTGAAGAATTAAACGATGATTTATTTTTACAACTATACGTTCAAGCCTCTGTAAAAAGTTGGTCAGGACTTAAGCTTAGCTATTTAGAGCAGCTAGCGCCAGTAGACTTAACGGGACAAAAGTTAGAAAGTGAACTTGAGTTCTCAGAAGAAAATGCTCTTTTCTTGATGAAGAATTCCTCAAACTTTGACGCGTTTATTTCAGAAACGGTTACTGACTTGGGAAACTTTCAGAGCAGCAGCGAAAAGAAATAAGTGAAATGATTACTTCATACTTTCAAAATAGTCAAGTGTCGATGACAAAAGAACTTTATTTTGAAATGTGTGAAGCATTTGGTAACGAGCCAAATGATTCAGAAATTCCTGTGGAATTAATGGATTTTCCAGATGAAATACAAGACGTTTTTTCTCTTTATTATAAGCTACGAGACGACTGGGATACTATGAATGGAATTTACTTAGGTAAAAACTATTCTGGTATACTCGATACTTTAGAAATTTACGAAGTAGAAAAAATAGACCGAAAGTTTTATATGGAATGGTTCTCGGTTATTGATGCTGCTAGATCAAAGATACTTGCAGCTAATCGCCCTAGTAAGTAAACAAAAAGATAAAAGCCCTGTAGATGAAAATTTACAGGGCTTTTTTGTTTGGTTAAAAAATTTATGCATTGACACACAAGGGCTGTTATGCTATAATATGGTGATTAAATGAAAATTGTAGCAAGTGGATAAATTATATCTGCTTATAAATACGGCTAATAGAAGGAAACCTATGGCAACAGAAAATATTAAGATTGGTATAGACGTTGTATCTAATACAGATGCAGAAACTGCCAAAGCTATAAAACTAAAAAAGGCGTTTGAAGACGCAAATCGAGCTGCAGGTAACACAGGCGGTACTGCAGGTTCTCGCGCAGTTTCTGCTAAAGCGGCTCCTAGTGGACCCGGCATGACTGGTGCTCAATACAATATATCAAAAGGTGTTGGTGGAACAAGCGCCAGAGACTTTGCAGATGAGGCTAGGGGTCTAGGTGGATTAGTTCGTGCATATGCTACTTTTGCTGCTAATATTTTTGCTGTAAGCGCAGCATTTACAGCACTAAGAGATGCAGCACAAACAGATAATTTAGTAAAAGGGTTAAACACACTTGGTGCAACAGCCGGTATAAGCCTTGGAACTTTAAGCAAACGACTAGTGGAAGCTACTGATGGGGCTATTTCACTAAGAGATGCTATGACAGCTACAGCACAAGCGTCCTCAGCAGGTATGTCATCTAAAAACTTAGAACGTTTAGCAGTGGTAGCAAAAAATGCTAGTACTGCTTTAGGTGTATCTATGTCAGATGCCTTAAGTCGTTTAAGTCGTGGTATTACTAAGTTAGAACCAGAATTACTAGATGAATTAGGAATATTTACTAAAATAGGTCCTGCTACAGAAAAATATGCTTTACAAATAGGTAAAACAGCCTCGCAGCTTAGTGACTTAGAAAGACGTCAAGCATTTGCAAATGCAGTACTAGAAGAAGGTGAAACTAAGTTTAATAGCTTAAGTTCTTCTTCAGCTAATGCGTATGATAAGTTGCTGGCTACAGTAAAAAATGCAGGCCAAGAAATTCTTAGCAGCATTAATGTAATATTAGAACCAATAGCTAAGTTTTTAGCCAACAATCCTTTAATTGTAGCTGCTAGTACTATCGGGATAGCAGCAACACTTTTAAAAAGAGCTATACCTGATTTACTGGGTGACTACACCAGAATACAAGCAGCAAATGAAAAAGCTCTAGAAACTCAAACTAAATCTTTGGAAAGCTCAAAAAAGCTACAAGCACAACTACTACAAGAAAAAGCCGCAGCGGAAGCAATGGCTAAATCAGCTGCTATAAATGCTGATCGCAGATTAGCAGAAGCTGATGCAGCCGACACAGCAGCATCAAAAATTAAGCAGAGCAAAAGTAGATCAGCAAAATTAGACGAAATACTTGGACCGCAAACGGATTATGCAGACGTTAGCAAATCACAGTTAGCGGCCTTAGAACAACAAGCACAAAAATTTGATGGAAAAAACAAAAAAGCTGCAGAATCGTATAGATCTTTGGCTACTGCAATATCTGCATATCAATTAGAGTTAACAAAAGAATCTGTTTCAACCGAGGCAGCAAAAGCAGCTACGGATAAACTAGCACAATCTAAACAAAGATTAATTGTTATAGAAAAAGAAATGCAAGCCGCACAAGCTGCAGCAGCTTTAAGTAACGCTAAATTAGCCGCTGCAAACAATCTACAAGAAAAAGGCTTTTTAGGTATATTTTCTTCTGTAGGTATTTTAAACAAAGGTTTAAAAGAGTTGGGCACTACTACGGGCACAAAGTTTGTAGAAATAGGAAAATTTATTGGTAGCGCACTATTAGGTGGACTAGGTAAAATGTTATCTGGTTTAAATATGGTTACAATAGCTTGGGCAGCTTTAACTTTACTATTAGATCTTGGCGCCGCTGTTTTTAGTAAAAATGCTAAGGAAATGGAAGCATTTTCCAAAGCTGCTGAAACAGCTAAAGATAGTGCCGACAATGTGAGCAGAACTATAGATGCGCTAAATAAAAAAGGTGGCTTTGCAAGCGGTACAATTGACGGCATTAATGCAATGTCTAATGCTTTTACTGAATTAGCAGATTCCGCAAAAACAGCTACAGATGCGGCTGCCAAAGCCCAAAAATCTTTAGACTTTTCTTGGTGGGATAAGGCTGCTAATAGTATTAAAAAATTAATAGGTGGAGATATTGCAAACAAAGAAGCGGATGCTTTAGGTGCTCAAATAGAAAATGCTTCTAAAATAATGGCTAGAGTAAGTGGAGGAGGTACTGCAACTTCCAAACTAAAAGGAATGTTAGGTATTACTAGCCTGGATGCTGAATCTGCTAGTCAAGCATTTAAAAAATTAGACGACGTTTCCAAAGGAAAAATAGTTGCTTACTTAAAAGAATTTAGTAATGAATTAAATACTACTTCACAGAAATTAACTAATTTTAAAACAAGTACAGATACTGCATATAAATCTCTTCAAGAATTTATACAGTCAACAGCAGTAAATAATCCACTATTAAAGCTTGGTCAAAGTTTACAAACTGTTGGCTTAAGCATGACAGAAATATTTACGTCTAACGATCCTTCAAAGATGTTAGCTGCAATGGATGATTTGGTAAAAAATACTGAAAAAGCTGCATTATTTGGTCCAAAATTTGTAGAAGGAATAGTGAGTGTAAGAACTGAGTTTGCTCAGGCTACAAAAGAGGTAAAAGGTGTACAAGATGCACTAGCCGATAATACACTAGAATTAGATAAACAGCAAAAAATTGTTGATAAATTTAATAAAACTTATGGTACAACACCAGTAGAACTAAAAGCGACGTCCAGTGTAGGACAATTTATAGATTCATTTTCTGCTGACACTGCTAAAAAAGAAACAGAGCGTTTACAAAGCGATAGGCGTGAACTTAATAAGGCTGTTAGCGCGGGTTCTGAAAAATATAGCGACGTATTTAAAAAGGCTACTTTATTATTTACCGATGGATTAAATACTGCTTTTAAATCAGGTGCAGAGTATATAACTAAAGCTCTGGGCCAAGTAAAAGAAAAAAATGCATTGGACTTTGCAAGAGCTCAAGCAGGTGGTTTAAGTGGTGAAAATCAAGCAACAAAAATAGCCCAAATTAATCAAAAAGATGCTGAGTTACAGATACAGCTTATTAATACAAATATAAGTCTAATTAAATCTCAAGAAGATTTAGCAGCAACAATTAATGAAGCAAACGCTCTTGCAAATGCAGCAATTGTAGGTAAAAATGCAGATCTTCCTCAAACAGCAAAAGATCAAGCACAATCTTCCGTGGCGGCAGCACAAGCATATAAATCTTTTGTAGGTGATGTAACTTCCAATAAGGCTAATACTAGTCAAAAAAGCATAGAAAGTTATGCTACTGGAAAAGGTCTAGACAGTTTTGCAACAGCTTTATTTAAGTCGTTAGCAGGAAAGTTATCTTCTGCTTTAGCAGGACAAGAGGCTGCTAAAGAAACCACTAAAGGTAAAGCTCGTGCACAAGGTGAAACAGATAGACAAAATATTGAGTCTGGACGTTTTGGTGATTTAGCTAAAATTAGTCAACAAGAACAACAAATTCTATCTGCAAAAATACAGCAAAAATCAATTCTTGACTCTATTGCAGGTGTAACAAGTCAAGAAGCTATATTAAGCCAACAAAAACTAGATAATAGTTTATTAGAGAAAAAACAGAGTCTAGAGTTAGAAGATATACAGTCTCGTATGGTTAAAGCTGGTTCAGACGAAAAAGAAATAAACAAGCTAGATAAAGAAAAAACAAGTATACAAGAACGGCAAAAACTAGAAAAGGATAATGCCGGTTTAGTAGTTAGACAAAAATTACTAAATTTAGAATTAGATAAAATTAGCCAACAGTATGAACTTATTGCCTCTAATGCCGAACTACAAAAAACCACGGCTTTAACCAAATTAGATTATGACTCTCAGGAGCTATCACTACTATCTTCGGCGTATGATATAACAAAAGAGTATGCTATTGTTAAACAAACGCAGTTAGATAAAGAAAGGGCACTAGTAGAGACTAGCATTACTATGCAGCAAGTTCAAGACGTGCTTAACAAAAAGCGTGAAGACGGCGAGTTGCGAATAGCCGAACTTGGAGGCAGCAGAACATCGGCTCAAGCTGAAGCTATTCTTGCAGAAATAGCTAGGCAAGAAACCTTAACTAAAAATACTATTTCAGGTTTATCCGTACAGTATAATAGTAAAATAGCAGTACTAAATAAAACAAAAGAAATAAACCTAGAACAAGAACGATACAATCAATTACTTGAAAGTAGCGTAACATTTGCTGAGTCGTTAAAAGGTGCATTTGGCGAAGTAGGTGCAGCTATTGGTGGTTTTGTTACATCTTTAACTGAAGTAACAATACAAAATGAAAGAAATACTAAAGCACTTGAAAAAGCCACTAAAGCTAAAAAAGAAGCTTACGATAGTAAAGATGTTGACAAAATAGCCGATGCTGATTTAGCGTATAATGCACAAAAACGCAAGTCACAAAAAGATGAGTTAAGCGGAAACATAAAGCTAGTATCTTCAGCTAAAACTATGTTTAACGAAAAAACTGCTACTTACAAAGCACTAGATAAAGTTGAAAAAACAATGCATTTGTATAGAATGGCTATGGATGCAAAAGAACTAGCTTTTAAAGTTGGTAACGCAATAATGGGTGTTACAGCCAAAGCAGGAGCAGAGGCAGCAAGTACGGGAATAACCTTTGCAGGCGTTGCAGCAAGACTACCTGCTTATATTGCAGAAATTTATGCTAGCTGGGGTGCTATGGGTCCCTGGATGGCAGCAGCAGCAGGGGTATTTATTGCCAGTAAACTTGGGGCATTTGGTGGCGGTGGTGGCGGCAGTGTTCCTACATTTAGCGCTAACTCCGAACAAATACAGGAAACCCAAGGTACGGGAATGACCTATGACTCAAAAGGTAACAAAGTTTCGGACATAGGCGGTATTCTTGGTGATGACGAGGCAAAAGCTAACTCTATAGTTAATTCTTTAGAAATACTAAAAGAAAACTCTTTTGAAGGCCTGGACTACGACAATAAGCTGCTACGCAGTTTTGAAAATGTAGCTGGCGCAATAGGTAAAGCTACTAACACAGTACTAACTTCAGGGCTAAGAACTGTAACTAGTGAAATACTTGAAATTATGTCACCTAAAAAAGAAGGCGGTTTTGGTTCAAGTATACCTATTTTAGGGGGTATTATAAGCGGGATATTTGGAGGAGATCGCTCAGAGTCAAGCAGTATTAACAGCCAAAGACTAGAGCTTAGCGGAACTTTTTATAACGTATCTAAAGATATAGAAAGTGGGTTAAGCCAAGTAACTGACGTGTTAGTTAAATGGGAAGAAGATGGTGGGTGGTTTGGAAGTGACGACTCAGGTAGTTATATTAAACCAATAACAGGTACAGTTCCTGATGACATAAAAGAAGCATTTACTAGCATTTTTGATAATCTTGAGCAAGGCTACCAAGAAATAGCTAAAATGATGGGTAATAAAGATTCGTTTACTTTTGTTACTGATAAACTAAAAACCGTAGAATTAAGAGGCCCCAAAGGCAACCCTCTTAAGTTTGATTATACCGGACTTAAAGGTGACGAACTTAAAACAGAATTAGAAGCATACTTTAGCAAAATAAACAATATTGCAATAAAAGCGCTGTTTCCAGAATTTAAAGAATTTGAAACTGCAGGCGAAGATTACGGTACTACCGCTGTTCGTGTTTTACAAAATACAAAACAAGTAAGAATAGGCTTAAATTCTATTGGATCAGCAAAAGCCGGTTCAATTGGTGAAGGGCTTTCCGGATTCAGAGCTGCAGACGACATTTTAAAAGAAGCAGGCGGCTTAGATGTTTTTGCAGATCAAATAAAAGCTTTTTCTGACAATTTTTTAACTGAAGCTGAGCGTTTAGTTCCTAAACAAAAAGCAGTTACAGATGAAATGAACAGGCTTGGTTATGCAAGTGTTGACACGCGCGAAGAATTTAAAGCACTAGTACAAAGCGCAAGTATTTCAAAAGAAGACTTTCAGTCATTAATGAATATTCAAGCAGGATTTCTTGCAATAAGAGATGCAGAAGAAAAAGCATTAAAGGCTCGTACAGACAGCTGGAATAGTTTCTTTGATAAGTTCGCTAGTGCAAGTGCTAAAGCAAGTAAAAATACTGGTGAAATTACTACTGTATTTAGTAAGTTTGGTATACAAATACCAAAAACTAAAGCACAGTTATTTGAGCTACTAGAAACACTGCGTAGAAGTGCTCCTGATACTGCCGACGCTATACTAGATATTTCAAGCGCGCTAGACACCTATTACAACTCTGCTGAAAGTTTTGAAAAAGTAACGCTTTCACTAAGCAACAGCTTAAAAACTACATCAGATACGCTAAAATCACAAATTAAAACATTAAAAGATTATAACACTAATTTACTACTAGGTTCACAATCGGCTCTAAGTGCAAAAGATCAGTACGGAATAGCAAAAGATCAAGTTGCCAGACTGCAAGGAATTATACAAGGTGCCGCAAATACACCAGAAGAAGTAAAAACCCGCAACGACGCAATTAGCTCATTTACTGGTGCTTCTGATACTTTCTTAAAATTATCTAGTACACTTTTTGCAAGTGGTCCTCAGTATCTTAGCGATTTTAACTCAATACGTTCTGCTGTTCAATCAACTACTAGTGCATTAGAAAGCCAGTTAACTGATACTGAAAAACAGCTAGAAAAATTAACCGAGTCTAATACCTTTTTACAAGAAATTAGCACAGCAACAAAAACAACTAGTGAGTATTTAGGCGCATATTTAAAAGCAGGTGGCGTATCAATTAGCACTGCTTCTAGTTTTGCTGTAGGTACTAACTATGTTCCACAGGATATGATTGCACAAATTCACCAAGGTGAACGAATTATTCCTGCCGCTGATAACGCAATGTTAATGCAAAATTCCAAAAACAATAACGCACAAACACAACAACTAGTAAATCAAATTGTTAACTTAACAAAGCAGGTAGAAGAGTTGGCTGCAGTAGTAGCTGATGGGGCTATCCTTAACGCTAAGGCTACCGATCGTAACACACAAGAAATTACTAAAGTTATTTCTAGTGCTAATGATAAGGCAATTCAATCTAACCGCTTACAGGCTAAAGCCGGCATTAAGTAAGTAAAATAGGGGTCTTTAATTAGACCCCTATTTATTACCTTTATAAGGATAACAAAATGGCAAATTTAAGAGTAATACATACTAACGTTGCAGATTTGGCAACAATAAGTGTTGGCATTAACAACACAGCCGCAGGGTTTGATATAAAAAATGTACAAAATACTAAAAAAACTAGTGTACATAGAAGCTTAGCTAGTACAGTAAATTATGAACTAAAATGGGAAGGTAACCCACAAAAAGTAAGTGCAATAGCACTGCCAGCTACAAATTTATTAGATGGTGCAAGTATAAGTGTAAAGCTATACACAGGGGTTAACGATACCACAGCTAGAGCTGATAGCGGTACATTAACCGCAGCAAAAGATAGAACAATATTAATACCCCGTAACGGTACTTATGATAGTAATGTTTTTGCGTATAACGGGGCTACTAAAACTAGTGTGTGGTTTAATGCGGAATATCTTGTAGAAAAAATAATTATATCTGTTGTTAGCGGAGCCCCTGTTGATTGCGCAAGAATAGTATGCGGAACTTACTGGGAAAGCAGTAGGCAAGTAAGTAACGGCATTACACTTGGTATTACAGACAATAGTGTAATAACTACTAGTAGGGCTGGCGATGTATACGCAGACCGTAGACCTAAGCAAGAAACAATGCAGTTTCAGCTACAGTACTTAAGCGACACAGATAGACGTAAACTTCAACAAATTATGAATGCTTATGGCTCAAACGGGTTACTGTTTGCATGCGTATTTCCAGATAATACAAATCCTGAAGTCACTCAGGCTTATTCAATATATGGAAGAAGTCAAGATAATAACTTAGAGTATGTTTTATTTAGTTTGTATAACAGTAGTATGACTATAAACAGTTGGTAAATAAATGAAAAAAGTAAGTGAATTAATAAATTGGTTAAATACACCAGATCATATAAAATGTACGCTTGTGGACATAGTAGGAGTAGGCGGCACGACCGATTCTTTTTACTTATCTAGTGTAGCATATAATAGCACAATAAATTACTGGCCTATAATTAACGGCGGCTTAATTTTTACCGAAAGCCTATCTGTGGACGGCTCTGTATCCTCAAGTTTTGGCAGCTTAGAGCTAGTTAACTTTAATGGTGAATATGATTACTTGTTAGACTATGTGTGGAAACGCAGAAGAGTAAAAATTTATTTAGGTGATCCTTCTTGGCCAAAAAGTGACTTTGTGTTAATATTTGATGGTTTAGTAGAGGATTTAACTTGTGATAGCGAAAGTAGTTTAACTATATCAATATTTGATAAACTACAAAAACTAAATGATAATATTACAGAAAAAACACTGCTAAATACCAGCTATTCTCAAAATACTCAAAACACAATATTGCCCCTACTATTCGGAGAGTGCTTTAATGTTCAGCCATTGTTTGTAGGCACCGACAATACCAAAGATATTCGTAATGTATACATGTACCACGATGGTGTAAAAACTGGGGGCGGTACTAGTGGTTTAATTGAAGTACGTGACAACGGTATACCTGTTGAAGTAGTAGAAGATATAACTGAAGGTACTTTTTCTTTAATATCTGACCCAAGAGGTACTGTAACTTGCAGCGCACAAGGATACGCACCCTATACTAATACTGTAGCAGGAATTATAGCTGCTATTGTTAAAAACTATGGTGCCAACCATAATAAATTTACAGATTCAGATATTGCTTTTGAGGATTTTACTAACACCAAAAAAGTAGGTATATTTATAAAAGACAGGATTAATATACTAGACGTATGCTCGCAGCTTGCTAAAAGTGTTAATGCTGGGTTAATCTGCCCTAGTATAACTATTGCAAATGATACTGTTAGTGCCAGTAAACTAAAACTAATTGAACTAACTGCCCCTAAGATTCTTGCGGACTCTGAGTATAAATTTAAGTTTACTGATGCGTCTATGGTTGAAGGCAGTTTAGCAATTTCTCAAACATTTCCAGTTCGTCCTATTATAAAGTTATCATATTGTAAAAATTATACTGTACAAGCAACAGTAGCTGAAGGAGTAAATCCGGCCGTAAATTTTTCTTATGAGTATTCCTATGTAACGGCTAAAGATGATGCAAAACAAATACTGTACAATGATAGCGGTACTGCTACAGAAGAACCTACATTATTACTAGTAGAATCAGAAGCAGAAGAAGAAGCTGCCAACAGGCTACTGCTGTGGTCAAAACAGCGATTTTTAGTAACAGCAATATATTTTCCTGAGTTTATTTTTGTGCAATTAGGTGACAGAGTAAGTATACAATCAAGTAGATTTAATTTAACTACAGCAAAACCGGGTATTGTGTTTTCGATTCAAAGAGACTGGGTAACTGGTATGGTACAAATTGGAGTATTAATTTAATGTTAAAAACACCTGTTAACAGCAAAGACACTGCTTTACAAGCATTGCCGCAGCGAGTAGTATCGCTAAACACAAATTTTATATCTTTGGCTTCTCCGTATCTAGAATTTGTGTACGGAGGAATTAATGATACAGCTTTTCCTACAAGCATAACCGTAACTGCTCAGTTGGCAGGTAATCTACAAGGCGTTGTTGAGTTCCCTCCTATTGATGGTTTAAAAGAAGGCACAACTTTTGAGCAGGTTGGCAATACTCTAATAATAGACCCCAGTAAATTTGCTGGGTACTATATAACCATACAGGCCACACTAGACTTTAATGGTGCAACATATACCTCTAACCCCGTAGTTATATCCAAAAGATATACTAGCCTATCTACAAGGTTAACCAGAACTTTTGATGTTATAAGCAGTGATTCGGACGGCAAAAATTATATATTACCAACCGACGCTAATACTCTAGAACTGTATAATGGTAGTATTAAGCTAACAAAAGATGTAGTTTATGGAATACTTGGAGAAAGTGTTCTTAACTATAAAACAGTTGATGGGTTAACATTAACCATAAACAAAAACACTGGCGCAATATCTCTTAGCGATGCTTCTACGTCTACTAAATGGGATAAAGATAGTGCAACTTTTGTTTTAACAGCAACTATTGGTTTAACTACATTTTCGTCTACTTATACTATAAACAAGTTAAGAGAAGGCGGTGTTGGAGTAGATCCCACTGTAGCCCCTACCCCTACAGGACTTAAAGTGTCGGGCGGAACATCTTTTATATTTGTTTCAGTTGGCGTTCCAGATTATACTGTAGGACACGGACACTCAAAAACTAAGATATATGCACTAAGTAAAAAACAATACCCAGAAACAGAAGAACAAATTTTTGCTAACGCTACACCTAAGTCAGAGTTTACTGGAACTATTGGTAGTTTTGAGTCTGCTGCTGACACTACTTGGTTAGTATGGGCGTCTTGGGTAACTATTGACGGTTTTGAGGGCAACACGGCAGGACCTGTGCTAGCCTCTAGTTCACTAGATACAACAGCACTTGTTGACGCAGTTCTTGCCGAAAACAACAAGCAGTTTGAGGTAATTAAAACACCCGAAGTTAGGTTTTTTGGTACTCCTCAACAGATTACTATTCCTGCCGGTGTTTATGCAAAAGCCGCTTTTATTACTGATGGTTTTATTACCAATGCAAAAATTGCGGATGCTGCAATTGATAGCGCAAAAATCTTAAACTTAGATGCTATACACCTTACTGCCGGAGACGGTACAATTGGTGGAGTACTAAAAAGCGGTAACTATAATTACTTAGTTGATGCTAATGGCGTGCCAAGACGTGGATCAAATCAAAACGGCTGGGCAATATTTCCAGATGGTTCTGTTGATTTTGCAGCAGCAGATATTCGGGGGCAATTAACTGCTGGTCAAATTGACGGCACAGGTTTATCAATTAAAAGAAGAAACAGCGATGGTACTTACACCACTATTTTAGATTCTGGTCTGAGTATACAACAACAAATTAATAACTATGCGGTAAATGCTTCAGCAGGTATTACACTTAATTTTGACCCTACCTGCTCTAACACAACAGCGTGGAATAGTGAAAATATTGCTACTATAACTGATGGCACTACAGGTAATAAGGTATTAGCTGGCAGTAATGGGGAACATTTATTTGAAGGTATTACAATTAACAAAGCGTATACCATTAACTATGACCCAAAAAAGCGTTATCAGTTATCTGCATTAATTCGCAGAACAGCTGGAGCAGTTAAAGGCGATGTACACCTAGGTTTGCTAGAAATTGATACAAATAATACGGCTCGGTATGACTGGGGCGGATACTTAGCAGGTAAGTTTGCAGTAAACAACTTAACCACAGAATTTAAACGCTACTATGCTTATTTTAGTCCCGGTGATTTACATACAGGCGTATCAAAAGTAATTGTACATACTGTATTAGGTTATTCACCAGATGGTACTGGCACAGGTGGCGGACGTGTAGAAATTCAAGACATTAATCTTGAGGATATTAGTCTAGGCCATGCGATTCAATATCAAACTGTGACTACAGCAGCAATTGATACTACGGTTAAAACTACTGCTGTTTTAAATACTACTCAAAGCAACATGGGTATTAATAGCTGGGTAGTTAACCGCTATTCAGTAAGTACTACAGCTGGCACAATTCCTGAATACACATTTTTTGCTAACGTTACCCCCGTACAGACAGTTACTTTTGCAGATGCAGCTAGTTTAACAGGCAGTACTATATTTGGCGCTGATTATAGTAACTATATTGGTGTAGCAACCTCTAACGTATACTGTGAAACCGCTACTACATGGACTACTACTGTTAGTGGTGACGACGGGCATAATCTTTATGTTAACGGTATATCAGTAATTAAGAGCGGCAATGCGCGCGCAGCTACTGCTGTAACAATTAACTTTCCAAAAGGTTGGTCTACAGTAGAAGCTGTGTGGTGTGAACAAGCAGGCGGTGACGGCTTTGGTTTTGCTACTAAAATTTCTGCAACCACAGGTGTCAAAGAAATGTGGGCTTTTGTTGGAGGAACATTGGCAACTAATGGTATAGCAGCTAGCGCAGCTACTACATCTACTTGGTCTGGGACTATAAATATTCCTTATGATAAAATATTTGCTACAGACGCAACAACTACCTTAGGCTTTAATCCTTCGTTTGAATTATGGACAGGGGCGTATCCAGATAAGTGGAACTCATGGGGCGGAACAGCTCCAGTAAAAGAAACTACAGATACTAGATTTGGTACTAATGCAGTAAAATACATTGCAAGTGGAGAAGCCGGACTAGGTATTGAGCGTAGCACCACATGGACACAACCAATGCCTAAAGGAACGTTTATTTCTGGCACTATGGATGTAAATTTATTAACAGTTACTAGAGGACTACCTGGAATACTTGTTAGATTATTTACTAAAGTTGTTGATTTAAATAATCCTGCATTAAATACTTATGTTGATACAATTGTACAGCCAACTAATGCTACTAACACATGGCAGCGCGTACCTTTTACTGCTCGTGTGGGTTTAGCTCAAGAAATATACGGAGTTCAAGTATTCATAATTGGCTCTTGGAGCGGGTTTACTTCCGGAAAATTTACGGGCACAGTAGTTTTTGACGGACTTACTTTTGCGTTTTTTGATAACACAATTGATAACAAAGATATTACTATTGATGGTGACGGTAAACTAACAGGCACTGGTGCTAAAGATGTAGTAGTTAACAACAAAATTATTAAAATTGATGATAATGGTAAATTAACTGGAGTAGGTACCGATAATGTAGTAGTTAATAACGGTTCTATAAGTATAAACACTGTTGGTGAATTACGAGGTATTGGTGGTACTGAATATGTAGTTGTTAACAACAAAATAATAAAAGTAAATGAAACAACAGGTGTACTAGAGGGCGTAGGTACTGAAAGTGTGGTAGTTAACAACAGCATAATTAATGTTGATGGTGACGGTAAACTAACAGGTACCGGTGCTACTAATGTAGTAGTTAACAATCAAAAAATTACTGTTAGCGGAACAGGTACGCTAACTGGTATCGGTACAGCAAATGTAGTAGTTGATAATTCAAAAATAGTAGTGGGTGGTACTAACCTAATACGTAACGGTGGTAATTTTAATTATTCTGAAGGCTGGCAAACAACAGGCAGTGGTTTGGTTAGTATTAGCAATACTATTAAATATGGTACAAAAAATACTTTACAAATTAAGGAAAGTTTAGGTACTACCGGGGGAATTAGAAGTGCTACAATAATGGAGTTAAAGCCAGATACCGAATATATTGTTAGCGCTATAGTTAAAGGTAATAAAGCAATAAGTGGCGGCGTAAATAAAATACTTAATATAGAAAATTGGACTACCGGCAACTCAACGGCTAGAAGTCCTGGTTCTTTATCAGCAGTTAATACAGACGTTACTACAGCTTGGAAACAAATTTATCAAGTTTTTACTACTCTGCCAGACGATGGAACTGGTGGTATTGTATACTGTCGTTTCTCTTTTTCACCAATAATTAGCGCACAGTTAAATATTGCTTATGTACAGCTAGAGCAAGGTAATAAAATAACAGACTGGAGCCCTTGCCCCGACGACATACTTAGTGAGATTAAAAATGTAGCCGATAATAGTATTGCTCCAGATAAAGTTATTAAATCTCAAGCCGCTAATATTTTGCCAGCTGATGGTGAGTTTACTATACAAACACCAAACTTTGATGTACCAAGCGGAGGTAACGGTGTATTAATATCAGCTAGGGGAATAGTGGGTAGAAAAACCGAAAGTATTAATGGAGTTAATACTACTAAAGAAACTTTTGCTATTGATACAAATGGTGACGCAAGTTTTAGAGGTACAGTAGTTGCTTCTTATATGCACGACGGTGATAATAAATTTGTTATAGATTTAAAAAATAGGTTTATTTCTATTTCTGTATAATGTGGGTATAAACAAGATAAAAAAATTTTATCTTGTTTTATACAGGTATAGGTGATATAATAGGTAATAAAATATTAAGGGTATAAGTATGGCAACAGTATCAACAGAACTACAACAAGCATATAATATAGCCATTGCAGCCAAAACTCCAGTTGATTTAATGTCGGAAGATGCTTCTGTTTCAATTAATGTTGCTACAAGCGATCAAACAAATCTTTTCTTAAAAAGCGCTGCATTATCAAAAAATTTAGCAGATTTAACTAGTGCTAACTCAATAGCAACGTCCGCAGATGTTGTCAAAACTGTTGCCAATGTAGCTTTAGCACAACAGCAAGTAACATTGGCAAATGAAGCTAAAACAGCAGCAGAAACTGCTCGCGATGCTGCTGTAATTTCCGCAAATATATTTTCCTCAATAGCTGCCGGATTAAACGGCACAACTAATGATAAATATTTTAGTGTTCCGTCCCCTATAGATTCGGAATACTTAATACTTTATCGTAATGACAATAACACCGCAAAAGAAATAAAACGATACCCCAGTGCTATTGGTTTAGAGTACACTACAGGTAACACACTATATGTTAAATCTAATGGTAACGATTCCTATGATGGAGGTAGTTGGAAAACAGCTTTTCTTACTATTGAGCACGCATTGGCCGTTGCCACAGAGCTACAAAAATTAAACATCAATACACTAATTGAAATTGGACCTTTTAGCGACTATCGTACAAAAGGGCATTTAGATATGCCCGATAATTGCGTTGTTAAAGCTGTACACCGTACGGTTTTTGTACGCCCGGAAAAAGGCTATGAACAGCGTAATGTATTTCGTATGGGTAGCGGATGCTTTTTAGAAGGTGTAATGTTTGAAGGCTGGCAAGTAGACAGTTTTGAAAATCCTACAGAGGGTTTTGCCGTTAGTTTTCGCCCTGGTGCAAAAATTATGCGCGTTCCTTACGCACATAAAATAGCTGTTCGAGCAACACCTGATTGGGGTATAATCCCTCCTCCACTAGATGCAGCAAATGGAAATCCCTATGTAAAACGTGCTGGAGGTGTTTGTTTAGCAGACGGCGCCGTTATTTCGCAGTATAGTATATTCCCAAACATCATGACTTGGGGTGCTACACCAGTATTACCAAATGGTATTGGTTACTGTGCTAAAAATGGTGCACTAATTAACGCTGTTAATGCTGTCTCAATCTGGGCACACAAACACTTTATGGCAATTAGTGGGGGTCAATTAATTTTAAGCGGCTGTTCCACACAGTTCGGAGATTACACACTATTTGCTAGTGGCGGACGCAGTTTGGTTAGTCCGGTTAGGTTACCTGATTCTTTTAATATAAAAAACCAAAAAATAGTAGAGCTTATTACCAAAGACAATGTTACTTCTACTACCGATATTCTTGGTAACCCTATTATATTTAAAAACACTGATATAATTATATATCATCTATTAAATGAATTAACTGCTAAAAAGTACGACATAAATTTAGACCCAACAATGCAGGAAAAAACAGGATCAGACGCTAGACTACTATTACAGTGTTTAGTATGGTCTGTTGGTAGTGGAAATCAGCAGCCTATGCTTGATTTTGCTAAAGGTATGTTTGATACTAATAGCACTCCTGTATACCTAGGATTAAGTAAGTCTGAAGTTACTCCTACAGTGCAAGATGCAGCTGCTATGATTATTAATGATGCAGAACCACAAATTATTGACGCTGTGTGTGTTGCACTACAGTCTGCTGGGTATACTACTACGTGGAACTGGATTAATGCAGACGGTAGTGACGGAACTGATAAAGCGTTTACTCGCAGAGACACTCTTACGCTGCTAAATGCGCTAGAACAAGTACTACAAAACGGTGATGAATCTTCAATGCATACCTTTGCAAAAGGGTTATATACACCAACAGGTACACTTGTAATTGGTGATAGTAAATTTGGTGGAACACTATATTCATTTAATTTTATACGTGATTATATAGTTGCGCTACCTGGTATTAGTACACAAGCAGTTGCATTAATAAAATCATTATTTACTGCACTAATATATAAACTTAATAAAGCAAAACCAACAAAAACAAATATTACTTATACACCAAACTCTACTGTTAGAATTAATGATAGTGATAAACTAGGTATTATTGATGCTGTATGTGATACATTAGTTTCTGGTAGATATACCTCTACTTGGAATTGGGGTACAAACGCGGTTCCGGGTATTGATCAAATTTATACTCGCAGAGACACTAATACACTACTGGTAGCACTACAAAATACTATAAATACTGGTAATGAACAGTATATGATGGATTTTGCTATTGCACTATATAACTATAAAGGTGAGCTTGTATTTAGTGACCAAAAAATACCTGGGTTTAAATTTTCTTTTACAACAATACGAGACAGAGTTTTATCTTTACCAAGTATTAGCGCATCCGCTTCAGCTAGAGCTTATATAACACAACTATTTGCGGCTTTAAATAGTTCAATTAGCGTAGAAATTTCAACAGCTATACCAGTTGTGCGGTATACAGGTACCCCAGATGTACTTGTTATAAATGACACTATTCCTGAAGATATGTGGAATGAGTTAACTTTTGCAAAATATACCACAGGTTGGTCAACAACTGACAAAGAACTTACTATTCGTGATGCAAAAAATTTAATGACATCTATTAGAACTAGTATTTATGCAGGTAACGATACTGCATTAAAAACATTTATACAAGGTTTATTTACCTCACCCGGTAGGTTTGTAATCAGCGAAGGTAAAGCTGAAGCTACAATTGTTGGTTTAAACTACATACTTAAAGCAGTTAAAACTAACCCTAGCACAGTACAAAACTACCCGCAAATAGCAGCATTAGTTGATAATTTATCTAATTTAATGTTTGCAACAATAAATAAATATAGCAATGTATTTAGCGGTAAAAATGCTTTTACATTTTCATTCAACACTATAACTAATAAAATAATTGATTTAATGGATACAAGCACAGACTATGCGTTTACACCAGCAGATAAAACAATTGTCACTACATTAATTAGCACTATGAAAAGCAACATATTTAGTCCGAGTTTTATTATAGAACCAAGCCGCATTACCGCTATTGGGCACACTTGGACTTCTGTAATGGGTGGTGTTGCACTTACAAAAATACCTCCAGCTAATAATAATGCAAGTATTCAAGATTCTATTGTTGAAGAAAATGATGCCATTGTTATTGCGTCAGGACAAGACGATCAAGGTAATGCACTATTTGTTGGTGGATTACAAATTAGTGCAGATACTGGGGAATTAGGCGGTACACCGTTTGATCAAGCAGTACGCAGGGTAGCTACCAGAGCCTCAATTTCTAGGAGTTTTTAATTGTCCAGAATTAAATGTAAAGTTCCCTCAACAGGGTACACAAAAAATTATACGTCTTGTACTAGAGATAACGGTACAATTACACAAACATTGTTAGAAGGCGAATGGGTTACTATAATGGAAGCCCCCGATTACTCCGTGCCAGACACTCGTTTAATATATCCGGCTAGAGACCCCGATGACAATGGTAGGGCTATTAGACCCGGCGAAACTTTTGTTATGACACCTATTTTTGCTAGAAATACTAGTGAGAGCGCTTCGTTTGAAGTATATGCTGAGCTTGTATTAGAGGGCACTATTGTTGGCATACCTTGCCCTGGAAAAATGATAATACCTGCTGGCGATACGGTAATGATTCCTGTGCAGGGTAGAAGTTTATTAAAACGAAACAAAGACAGTGAGTTTGGTGACAGAATACGCTTAAGAACAAATACTGGCGCGGCTGGTTTTATTTATGTGTGGGGTTCTGGCGAAGAAAAACTTTCTGCGGAACATACTGGAGTTATAAGTTAATGGCAAATTTAAGTGATCAAAAGACACTGCAAAATAAGTCGGCAGTAATGGGGCCAACAATAGTTCATGCAGACGATCTAGCGGATTTAGATCCTGCGCCTTACGTGGGTTCATTTGCTTATAGCGCAGATGGAAGAATGTATTTTTCTAATGGTTCGGTATGGAGAACTACCGAAGACCCTCCAGTTAAAACACCTACAGCAGTTTCACCTTCTAGTACTACTGCTCAACGTCAACTAACTTTAAGCACTTTTTTAAACAGTAGTACTTCACCTGACCTACAGTTTAAGCAAATAGGTATTGTTTTTCAAGTTAGTTTGAGCCCTACTATGAGTCCTTTGATTATGCAAAAGGAACTTAGTACTACTAAAAAGAACGCTCAAGGTAATGATATTGAATGGCCTACTGTTAATTCGTATAACTTACTTGCCACAGATACTATACCAAATCTTACACCGGGTAAAACATTTTATTGGAGAGGTAAATATCTTGCAACCGCAGGCCAAGCTTCTGGCTTTTCTAAAATTTTTGAACAAAAATTTCCAGAGCTTATTGATACTCCTACACCTAAAACTGGTACAGGTTTAGGTCAAGTTCAGAACTATATTGAAGTAACTCCATACAAAAGTCCTTTTGAAATTGAAAATTTATATCCGCCCTTTCAAATAGAGTGGCTACTTTCATTAGATAACTTTAAAACATCTTTTCCAGGTATTAAAACTGATATTACGTCTGGAAACCCTTTTGATACTTTTAAATTTATTAGAGAAGCAGGTACTACCTTCTACTGGAAAGCCAGATATTACAGTACTCCAGCAAGCGCAGGCGGCTCAAAAGTTTCTGCCTATAGTCCTGTAGGAATAAATGTACAAGTAAAAGATGTTCTTACGCCAGCAACTATAAACGTTCCAGGTGTTACAGCAAAAACGGTCAGGTTAAAGTTATCGCCTTATAGTAGTGTAACAAAAAAAGCCAGAATAAGAACTGAGTGGTTAGTTGCAGATTCTTTAGAAAATTTAGAAGTTTTACAAACTAATGCTGAAACAGTACGCCCTGAACTTACCAATAACAGCGATAGTTTAGATATACTTACACTACCTGCAGCAATACTAGCAGATAGCAGTACTATATACTACTGGAAAGCTAGGTATATAAACAGCGATAATATAGCTTCAGATTTTTCTCCAACTGACACTTTTGTTAGGTATCCGGAATTTGTTACTCCTGCAATTATAACTGTTAAAAACGCAGATACTAAAACACTTACTATAAGTGATTTTAAAAGTGAGTATAGTACAATTTATCCTTATGAATCAACAGAGTGGGTGTTGTATGATATAACTACTAATCAAGTATTAGTACCTGCAACACCTACAGTTGGTAACACTTTTGATGTATTTAGTTATTCAGAAACTTCATTACAACCAGGTAAACAGTTTAAATGGACTGCTAGGCAAAAAAATAAACGCGGTGCTTATAGCACACTGGTTCAGTCAGAAAACTATCAAATACCTTGGATTGATACTCCAAAAGCAATTTCAACAGGTAACACGTCTAGTTTAATATCTAGTCAGTATAGCTCAGCGTACTTTGTAAGAGCAAAATTTTCAGTAATAACAATAACTGGCCCCGATGACGTAAACATAATAATTACATCAAGTGCTGACTCTAATACCATTAATAAATTTGAACGTTTATTAGGATATTCATCAGAGTTAATACAGGGTACAACTTATAACTGGAAAGTTATGTATATAGGAGAAACAGCTAGAGGCGGAACAGTGACTTCTAAAGAATCTAGTGTTTCCTCATATGTTCAGCCTGATATTGTTAAAACTCCTGTAATTAAAACTCCAACTGAAGCACAAATTAACGGCCCTAAAATTGATCTTAGCTCAAGCGACCTTGCTTTGTATACATCCCCTGGCATTGTAAAAGCTGAACACCTATATAGTGACTGGGAAATGAGTACTAATCCAGGTTTTACACAAAGCGGCTATGTCGATTCTGTTAGTAAAAGCACTATTCATAAAACAACATGGACCACAGATAAATTAAAAATAAATACCGCGTACTATGTTAGGGTAAGGTACTATAGTGATGTAGGTAAGTCATATTGGAGCGATACTAGCACGTATTTATTTAAAACTCCTGATGCATATAACCATAGCTTAAATTACACTCCAATACCAAGACAAATTGCAAAAGAATATCCGGCGGCCGGCGGTTATTATGCTGGTGACATATGGCATTATGCCACAAGTGCAACAAACTCTGCATATACTATAGGAGGTCCTTCAACAGTAAAAAATGGTGTCCCAATTCTTTTTAAAGTTCCAAATATGCAGTTTGCACCGCTGTTTTATCTTGGTCAAAAAGTGCAAATAAGAAGTCAAGAGTATCCAAGGTACATTCAAATAGAGGGAGTTGTACGGATTGCTTCAGCTGATGAACTTACAATAGAAGTTACTAACGTATTTAAAGACAGCTCTATCACTGCTAATAGTATTATTATTAGTACTTGGGTTGTTATGAGTTTATACAGAATTATATTGTCGTATAAATCAAAAGGAGAAGTTAGCGGTACTAATGCCACTATTAGAGGTAGAACAGTAACTTCTGGAAGAACCAACTATCCAGACTCAGGAAACGGTACTGGTTGGGGAACTAACGCCACCAATACTATGAATTTTGCCCTTTTAGAAAAACCTTTATTAGAAGATCCTGATTATTTTACCCCTTTTAGCTCTAGTTCAACTTTTATAGATTGGCCAGACGAGTTTTTAAGTTTAAGTGACGGGTCTTTAATACAAAAAGCAATGTGGAGACATAGTTGGTTAGTTTATGCATTAAGTCAAATTCCCGGAGTAGTTAGCGACCCTGTTGAGAGAGCAAATACAAAATATTTACCAGAAAATTTATATCCGCTTGCACACTATGTATACGAATTTAATAAAGTTGAGGATATAGCCAAAAAAGCCAATACTGACCCTACTAAATACTATTTTTCAGACTGGTATGCTCCAAGCAGGGATGAGCTAGAGGTTTGTTTTAGAAATCTTACTCCAACAGAGCCTAGCACTACTGCTGGTCAAGTATCTACTACTAGAGGAATTTATTATGACACTAGTGTCTCTGTTTCTAGCCAGTTTTTAAGACTTAATTCTGCTGCAAGCGTATATGGTCAGATTAGTGATAGCTATAGTACTGATTTAACATATTCTCCTACAATACGTACAGCTAACGGTAGTAATAATAACTCAAAACCTATTGTGCATGCTTATGCTTATAAGTACAACGACCTTAACTCTAATGGTACTAAGGCAGGCTTTTTTAGTTTAAAAGTACCTCCAAAAGGATATGTTACCCCATATTTAAAAACTACTTTAGAGAAATTTGCTTTTAATGGAACAGAGTCACTGTTAAAAGCAGGTTATCTTACTATGATTTCAACATCAACATCCGATACTGTGCCCACTGATACTGCTAAAAATCATAGAGTTTTTACTATGTATGTTGCTGCTGATCTAAGTTTTTTTGGTAAACAAGGTGTGGTACTTGGAGAAAACTCATCATCTTATACAAGACTAATACGTAGAGAATTGGCTTAAAGGAACTAATTTATGAAATATATAAAATTTACATACGTAGATAG